ATGTATGCTTCTTGCTCTTTTTTATCCTTTCCAGTATATCCTGATGCTCCTTCAGGAACTAAACCACCTTTATTATAAACTAATCCACCTTCATTATAACCTTGTGCTTCAGCAAGTGCTCTCTTCTTTTCTAGCATTCTGCCAGTGAGACTATTCCCAAATACCCCCTTCCCTTTTTCTGCTTGATCGATAGCACCTTGAGCTTGCCCACTAAACCAGGAAAAAGGATTAAGTAAATTAAAACCCTTATTCTTTTTAGTTTTAGTGGTATCTTTAATACCAAACTCATTCATTTTATCAAATATTCTTCCACCCATTTCATCAATGGTTATTATACCATCTTTATTTTTATCTAATCCTGCATTTTCTCTGTATATGTATGCATTATTATACTTATCATCCTCTCTTGTTATTTCATAATCAGATCCTTTATTAGTCAAGGATGGCATGAAAACATTTGTATATAATTGACCAGTAGTTGGATTATTAGGAAGTTGATTCATACTAAAATACTGATCAATAAGTCCCACTTGATCAGATCTATTCATCTTACCTATATCTTCAGTGGTAATTCCCATTCTTTCTGCAACCATAGGCATGAACTGTATCAACCCAGTAGCACCAGATGGATTGGATGCCTGTGCATTGAACCCAGATTCTGATGCTATCAATCCCAATAATTGAGCAGGATTTATACCTCTTCTTGCAGATAACTCTTCAATTGCCTTTAGAAATTTCTTATCACCACCAATAAGATCTTTTGATGCTCCACTTAGTTTATAACTATAATTCTTTTTAATCGGGCCACCCTCATTTGCATAAGTAACACCATCCATCATCTTGGGTATACCAGATCCACCACCCATTGCATTCATAGATTGGAGAGTATCCACTCCAAACTTTTGAACTGCACCTTTACTCATTACAAACTCACCATCAGTGAGCATAGTAGGAATTTTATCTACACCCTTTTCTCCGCTTACCTCTCCACCCCCTTCCAATCCTTGGAACATACCACCCATGCCAAGGACTGCACCAGCAGTTCCTACTACTTGAAGACCTCTTGCTAATTTATTTCCTCTTCCTCCACTAAAAGCTCTTGCAAATCCTCTTGCTCCCTTTACACCTTTTGCCGCAAGAAGTTTTGCTGTAAGTGCGGTAAGTTTTATTGCTCCTGATATTAATGTTCTAGTTAAAAACTGTACAAATCTACCAAGACCTGTTCCAAATACCAAATAAGCAGATAATAATTTACCCCAGTTAGCACTAAAAAATTTAACTAAGGAATCTATTTTCTTTTCATTAGCAGGGTTACCAAACCACTCAAGTATATTAATGAATGCCTTTGCTAAGATCAATGTGGTTATGAATTTAAAAATTCTACCTAACACACCTTGAACTGGTTCTAGTATTTTCTTAGCAGCACCAGTTAAAAATCCTGTTTGTTGTACTTGTTCTAATCTATCTTCTTTTTTTCCTCTACCTAAATTTTCTATAACCTTCTTGTTTGATTCAACATTCTTTTTTTCAAGTTTTTGTTTTTCTAGTAACGTAGATTCAATTGAAGTAAGTTTCTCTGCGATAAAAGATACTATAGTTTCTAAAGAACTTGATACCATTCTTTTTCTGTCCATCATCTTTTTAGATGCAGACAGTAGTTTTTGAGGTTCTTTATTTGTACTTCTACCAAGAAGACTCGCTGCACTTATTCTTGTTCTTCTTTCTTTTATTGCAGGAACTCTTTCGCCTCTTACCCTTTTAATTTCTTCTTGTAATATTGGAATTCTACCATCGCCAGAATTAGAAATAGAAAGCATATTAGTTGCTTCTATCAACGCACTAAGATAGTTCTCTTCCGAAGAAAGATTATCTAAATCAATCTCCAAATCTAAAAGTATCTTTACTGGTGACGTGCTAATGGGCATTCGCTTGTTGCTTTTGTTTTTGTTCTTCTTCTTCAAGATGTTGTTGAAGTAGAAGAATATAAATGTCTCTTTCCCACGGCATCATATTTTCAATTTCAGTCAAACTATATTTATGGTATTGCATTAATGAAAAATTGAGTTTGAAGTAACTCTCAAGATTCATATGCACCATAGCTAAGCGAAAAAAGATGCTAACCCTTCAAGAACAATTTCATTTTCCTTTTTAGTATTAGGATTTGTAATAGTAACAGTATGCTTTAATTTAGGCATAGTTTCAAAAAAGTTTTCAATGTCTTTAAATTGAGAAGAATTCATGGACTCAAGAAACTCATTGACTTCTTTCTTAGTACAATCTGCTGCGACCCATACTTCCTCTTCCGTATAGATTTTTTCAATACAAGATCCAATCAACTCAAATGATTGATCCATTTGATTCTTTTCATTAAAATCAAAATTGTTTTTAATAAATTCGTCAAGAGATGGATACTTCATTTCCATCATAATATTTTTGTCAATCTTTATCTGATTGGTATGAGCATCATTTTTTTGAATCTTAATATCATCGATATTAATTTTTGTTTTCACCTCAGTTACTTCATCATCAGGACAAATCAAATTAACTTCAATCTCTTCTCCAACAGATTTACCACGTATGTTTAAGAACAAATATTCAATATCAAAAGTAGGTAAAGTTTCAACTTTAATTCCCTTTGTAGAAATACAATTTTTAATTACTGCTCTAATGGCATTAGTAATCTCTTTTGTATCTTCACTTTCAAGAGCTATTAGTAAAACCTTTTCTTCTTTAACTAGAAATGGTCTGAATCTTATTGATTTTCCATTAGATGGTAATTCCAACTCATAAGTTGGTGTGGCAATCTTTGGTAATGGCATGATATGTTTATAACAATGTCAGTATATTTATTTAGTAAGGTTTTCAAAAGTTTTATATTCTAGGCACTCTGATACCATTTATAAATCCCTGTGTTCTATTGGATAACTCTCCTCTTACAGTATTGTCATCATTATCATTTGCTGATCCAGTAAGTATTCTTTTATCAAAATTGGGAACTATTTCTTCTGGTGGCACTTCTGGTGATATTGGTGCTGCTGCTTCGTTCGCTACTACCTTACGAGAAGTATCAAATTTTTGATTCAAAATATATCTTATATAACTATAACTCACAGTGCATTTTAAAACTTGTGCATCACCATAAGTAATTGGCATTGTATTAATGCTTGTAGGATATGTTCTTATAAATTGATAAGTTAATCCCGTAGTTCTATTTTTTTCAAATTTGTAAATATACAATCCATCTAACATATAATCATCAGGATAACTAATCCTATAAAAATAATTACGATCTTTCAATCCAAAATCACCTGACTTCTGATCTTCACCTGCGATAAAAGAAATATATGTTTCAAAAAATTTTATTGGATAATAAGCATTTTCATCTGCATTAACATAAAAAGTTAAATCTAATTTCTGATCATATACTTTTCTATGTGGCATCTTTTCAGTAACACCAGTGTAATCATTATCTACATTAAAAGTTATTAATTGATTTCCTGGTAATGAAGCTTCTGTACATAATAGTGTCAAATAATTATAAGGATCTCGAGCTCCAATCAATTGAGACATAAATGTAGGCACAGGAATTTGAACCTCAAAATAAGGTACAAGAGACGGTGTTAAAATAGTGCTCTTTATATCCTCTACGGTTTTACGTTGTGGTCTTACCCCAGCCATCTAAATAATATTTGACTTACTATATTATGTATGTCAGAAAGTAAAAAGAGTATTTACAAACCTAGAAATCCAAAGAAATATAAAGGTAATATTAATAATATTATCTGTCGTAGTTCTTGGGAAGAAAAGTTCTGTGGTTATTGTGATCTAAATGAAAATATATTGGAGTGGGGAAGTGAAGAATTCTTTATACCGTATCGTGCTCCTGATGGTAAAACCCGTAGATACTTTCCAGATTTTCTCATTAAAGTAAAGGAAAGTAATGGAAAAATAAAAACATATGTAATTGAAGTCAAACCATTAAAGCAAACAAAACCACCAAGGAAAAGAAAAAAAGTGACTCAATCATATATCTACGAATGTAAAACTTATGCAGTTAATGAAGCTAAGTGGAAATTTGCTAATGAATGGTGTAAAGATAGAGGACTTGAATTTAAAATTATTACAGAAAGAGAATTGGGTGTTGCATCATGACAGACTCTTTTGGTTTTAGTGACCTAGAAAATAGTCCCACTGCAAGAGTAGAAGAACTTAAAAGAATAATTTCAGAAGAAAATACCACTGATCCTGAAGAAATAATGTTAGTAATCATGGATGTCTTCAATCAAACGGTAACACCCATACCAGAGACAGGAAAGTTTTATACCTTTGTATATAATCCAAAGACTCCCAACATAACATATGATCAACATCCATTGATTGCATGTGTAGATTTATTCTCGTGGGGATTCAGAGGACTCAACTTTCATTGGCAAAAATATAGAAATTATACATGGTCGGAACTTGCAGGACAACTATACATCGTAGAGTATCAAGAGTTAGATGAGTTATTAGCATTACAATACGGAAAATTCTTGCTAAATAACTAGATAAGAACCGTGTTAAGTTCATGAGCACTTCAGATAAAATATACGGAAGTAGAAAATATCCATTTAAAACAAGTGGACAAAAAGGTAATCGAGATAACTTTGAATACTATACATTAGTAAACGAAAAGACGCAAAGATTAGAAGTTAAGGATAAAGGTTTGACAGCAGCGAATGATAGATCAGTTGGTTATTATGATCTAAGTGTCAAACCACCAAAATTTGTACGTAGTTCTACGTTCTTTGCAAGATTCGATGATAAAAAAGAACTTGAGTTTTTTTCATCAGAAGATGGGTTAAAACAAGCACAAACTGCAGCAATACAAGGAGGAATAAAAGAACAAGTTAAAGATGCTGGTGTTAATCCAACTGTTGCAAGAAAACAAATGGAGGATATAGTTAAAACTGGTTCAACAAATATAGATCCTAATGATGCAAATCAGGTTGCTCAAATTATTGAACAAGAAAAAGAAGAAATTCTTGGTGCTGTAGGTAGAAAAAACTTTGGTAATCTCAGATATCCATATAAAACTATGAGTGATGATCAAGATGCAATCAAATTTGCATTGTTAGAATTCACACCTAGATCATTTGATTCTAAAACACCAGGAGTTTTACAAGATAGAGAAAGAAAAACTGTAGAGCAAAAGCAAATTTTAGGATCTGTTACATTACCAATACCAGGTGGAATCCGAGATCAAAATAGTGTTGGATGGAGTGCAGGAGAACTCAATCCTGCTCAAGCATTAGGAGCTCAAGCAACAATATCATTATTAGGCGATGGTGACACTAAAGTTGGTGACATAATAAAAGGGGTTGCAGATACTGCTTCTTTGCCAGGAGTGAAAGACACTGCCATA